GCCCCGCACGACGCTTTCGAAGGGGTCGATCAGGTCGCGGTCCTGGTAGTCCTTGATCACTCCAACCTGGAGTACGTCACTAGGGTCCTGGAGCCACGGGCACACGACACTCAGGTTGTGACGGTTCTTGAGCGGCGTCGGGATGCACGCCACCTCGACGATCAGCCAGCAGTTCTTCAGCCCGTCGTTGATCAACCGATGGGTGGTTGGCACGTCGAACGGCCCGAGCACTTCGAAGCGTTCGCCGAAACCGGCCAAGCCGGTGTTCTCCAAGTCCTGGTAGGTCCGCGTCTCGAGCTCGGCGTAGGTGAAGGCCTCGAGATTCTGATACAGGGTGCCAAGACCGGGGTCGGCGATGGGTGCCAGCGCCCAGGCCAGATCGGGCGTGATCAACCCGGTCGCGGGCTGATAGCCCTGCACGTAACGGTGGCGGTCGGTCTGCTGGACGGCCTGCGGACGGTACAGCGGGCGGTCGATGAGCTGGTCGGTCTGGGGGATGCCCGACTGGATGGGGTAGGCGGTGCAGTACAGGTGGGTCAGGTCCGAGTTGGCCGTGGCGCGCACTTCGTAACTATCCGGACCGATATAGGGACCCGCCTCGACCGAGAAGGTTGACCGGTACGAAGCCAGGCTAGGCATACGAGACGACCGCCTCCAGCGTGGTGATGTCCAGGCGCCGCACCGCGCCGCTCGAGTCGATGATGTACAGGCCGTGGTCCGTTTTCGCAAACAAGCGCAGCGTGCCGGCCGCCGGCGTGGCCGGGTTGGAGGACTGCTCGACCAGGTCGAAGGTGGCCGGCGTCTGCCACGCCGTGGCGTAGTCCGCGGCGCTGGTTTTCTGCAGGACCTGGCCGGTGGTCCCACCCGTCGGTACGCCCGGTCCAGGCACCGTCGAGTCGGCTCCGGGTAGGCCCTGCACGCCTTGCGGACCCTGCGGCCCGGTCGCGCCGGTCGGTCCCTGTGAGCCTTGCGCTCCGGTCGGGCCCGGCGGTCCCTGTGGTCCGATCCACGCCGGCGGGACGTCGGGTACAAACGGTGGCGCGGGCGGCGGCGTGGTGCCCGGCGGGACGGCCGGCGGCGCGCTGGACTTGGGGAGCGACTGGAGCGGTGGCGCCGGCGTGGGCTGATACGGGTTGAGCGTCGGCGTCTCGGTCATGCTGCTACGCTCGGCGTGTGCCCGATCCCAGGCGCATTCAGGGTTTTCTGAGTGGTTTCGTCGCCACCAACGTGACCAACGGCCAGATCATCGCGGCGATGATCTCGGTGACTAATAGCCAGATCCGCAACGTCGTCGCGGGCGTGACGGCGGCGGGCGGATCGGGCACCACGATCATCGACGTGCAGATCAACAACGTTTCGGTCTGGACCGACCCGGCCAACCGGCCGACCAACACGGGTGGCGCCGTCGGTAAATTCGCCGGCGGTGTTCCGCCCAATCGTCGTGCGGTCAACCTCGGTGACGTGGTCAAGATCATCGTCGCCGCGGCGGGCAATCACTCGGGCGTGGTCGCCACCCTCGCGCTCGAAGAGCCGTAGCTCAGACATCGCCGACCGGCACGGCCTTCTTTTTGATGACGATCGAGGGTCGGTCCGCGGAACCGGCGGCGATGGCCCTGTCGCGCGCCAGAACCGCGTCCTCGACCGCGCGATAGGCCCTGACGTATTCCTCTTGGGTCACCCCACCCAGCGCCTCCCTGGCGTCGTTTTCGGGCATATTGAGAAAGGCCTCGCCGTCGATGACGTGCGGGCTGGCTTGCGACGGCAGTTCGTCCAGGCAGTAGCCGTCGCGCACCACGCGGCGGATCGCCGTGCCGTGCAGCAGCGCCACGCCGTGCTCCAGCTCGGCCTGACTCTGGTAGAAGCGGCGGTAGCCACTCTGCATCTCGAGCCGGTAAAACCCACTCCCGAAGGTGCAGCCCGGCCGGTGCGTCATGTCGGAGTGACCGTCGCGTCGGCGCTCACCGTGTTCACGCCCGGTCCCTGGCTGGCCACGCGGTAGTGGATCAGCACCGCGCTGGTGAGTCCGGTCAGCAGCACGCTGTGCGAAGTCACCGCGACGGCGCTGTAGGCCGTGCTGCCGTAAGAGGTGGTGGTGCCGTATTCGACCAGCGAATCGCCCGGCAGCGTCGTCGTCCAGGCGATGGTGGCCTGGGCCACACCCGGCGTACCGGTCACGCCGGTCTGGGTGGTGGTCGCACCCTGCGGGCGTGCGCCTTTCCCAGAGCCGCTCGAGCCGAGGATCGCATCTGTCGGCCACGTGGCCGGTTTGGTGTTGCCCAGGTCGACCGCCCAGTCGACGGGCGTGTGCGTCCACAATCCGCCAGCCGCACCCTGGCCTGCGACTGGCATCAGGGCGCGGTCGCGGTGGCTCCGGGCGCCTCGACACCCGACGCCGGTGGCTCAAGACTGCCCGGACTGACGATGGCGACAAAGTCGTCTGAGCCCGAGATCGTGATCTCGCCGATCACGGTGTTGCCCTGGAGCACATACTGCTCCACGTTGGACGCCGGGCCGATGAAGGTATCGCCATCACTTCGCTTGTATGTGAAGTACAGGTCGCCTGGGGGTGTCGCCAGGATCGCCTGACGGGTGGCCTGCGCGGCCTGGAGCCAGTCGCTCATGCGGGTCGTCTCCTTCCTTCGCGGGTCGGGTCGTAGCCCTGGCCGCGACGCACCTTCGATTCGAGTTCTTCCATGCTGATGCCGGTCTCGACGCCCGACAGGCGCGCGTCGCCGGCCACACCGGCCGGCTCGGGCTTGATGGCTGGCAGGCGCGGCTTGATGCCGTACTGCTCGCAGACCTCCTTGTAGCGCTCCTCGAGCTCGTCGATGGGCATCTCCGCGAAGCTGAGGTTCTCTTCGTCCTCGATGAAAAACTGCGGGATGGTGGCGGTCAGCTTGCGGATCTGGGTGATTAGCCGCGCGCGCCGCTTCTGACGCATGACCTCGTCCGGCCGCACCTCGTCCAGCCACTCTCTGGCCTCGGGCGGACGCAGGTAGACGAAGCCCAGGTCCTCGTACATCGTGCGGTTGTACGGGTCGGACTGGAGTTGCACGATGTCGCCATCGGGACGGCGATACCAGGCCAGCGGGAAGTTGTAGGTAAGTCCGTTGGTGGTCGGATGGCTCGAGGGCGCCGCGCGCTGCTCGAGCCGCTCCAGCAAGGACTGCCCTTTGTCGAATTGCTGGGCCATGCTTAGCCGACGCCCTTGGCCCACACGCCGAACGTGGGACGCATCATCTGGTGGCCGTAGATCACCTCCGAGGCCAGCTTCCAGGTGAAGAAGTCGATGTCGTAGAACAGGTGCAGTTTGGGCGAGCGCTGCACGACCAGAGCGAGCGCCTCGCGCTGGAAGGCGAAGTTATTCGCCTGGCCGCCCGCGGGCTTGACCAGGTTGGTGGTGACCATGATGTTCAGCCCGTACATGTCGCCCAGGCTGCCGCTTACCGCGGGCTTGGGGTTGCCGATGTACAGGGCGTTCGACCAGCGGTCGAGGCCGATCTTGCTGGCTTTTTCAGCCGGCGACATGATGAGAAAACGGTCGTCGGCCGGCGCATCGGCATCGTCCAGGTACTGGTTCGAGCGAATGACGTCGACGTCCGCCAGCGCGGTGCCAAGGGTGCCCACGGTCTGAGTGAAGCCGGCCACGTCGGTGGCCAGTTTCGAGTCGATGTCCCTGGCGATGGCGTAGCCCATCTTCATCTGGTACTCGTTCTGGACGTCGACGATCGACTGCACCTTGACGATGTCTTCAATACCGACAGCTGCGTAGGACCAAATATTGCAGCGATCCCCGCCTTTCGACGGGGGCTGGACTATCTCATCATCGCGTTCACGCGAACGCGAGCCGGGCGCTGGTGCGGGGTTATTGTTGGGACTCACCCGCTAGTCTCTGAACCTTCCAGGCTACACAGCGCTAGGCTGTCCCGGCCTGGCTTGGCTGCGGATTCCCGTGCATCGGGTGTTGGCGAAGAAACAGTGCGATCTGGCGTTGCTCGTCGGTATAGCGCAGGTGCGAGTCGCGACTCTGGGCAATGTCGATGAATCGCAACAACGCTTCGGCCTGGGGCCGCTTGGTGACCAGACATGGCGTAAGCACCTCGAGGACGCGACGCGCCCCAACGAAGCTCATCACCGAAATGTGGTACTGCGGCCGTTTGCCTAATCGCGTCGGATTCACCCGCTTCGGGTCGTTCAGGTAGTAGTGCTTCGCACCCAGTTCGGTAAGCATCGTGGAGATGAAGTCGCAGGTCGGCTTGTCCGTATGCGAAACCGCGATCAACGGACGGTAGCGCTCGGGCTCGCGTTCGTGATTGCGCAGTCGGCGCGTGTTGGGGCCGTCCGGCTTCCACTTCCAGATACTCCGATAGAGCGTGATCGTTCCTTCGCCGTCCCAGAAGCCAGCGAGCCATGCCACATCGATAGTGTTCATCACTATGAATTTGCAGCATGTTCGTTGTCATCTGGTTGATGTGTAGGGTTCCCGACAGTTCACCCGGTGTTTGTCACTCTCGCCTCAGGCGGCGAGACGTGCCCCCATAACCTGGCGGTCGAGGGTGATTGTGGTGGATGTCTCGGCGATCGTCTCGTACACGATGGCCGTGTTCTCGGTTTTTGCCCGCGCGGCCACGTTGCCAACGCTGGCAACCTTGACCGATTTGCCGACGGCCGCGTCGTCCTCGAAGCCGCGATTGACGGCCTTGGCAAAGACCAGGTTCGACTCGGTCGCGCGCAGGACCTGCTTCGACCAGATGTCGGGCGAGAAGAT